AGACCTCGACAGGTACGAATATCGGTGCGGCCGTTGCTGTTCCGGCACGTTCCACTACTGCCATCATCCACAACCTGACAATGCCGGTGCCGACACTGGCACAAGTGCAAGCCGGTCTGCGAGTGTTGGTCAGCGTAACTCGTTCCAACTCAACAACTTCCACGACGTTCTCGCTGGATTACGTTGACCTGACAGTTGATTACACGGCATTTGTTGCACCGTCGCAAGGTTCGGTCGCTGTTGCATACGAGTTTGCGACAACGGCTGTGGGGCAACATGATTCACAAGGTGCTGTTGCTGTCGGATACAGTGCGGCTGTCACGGCATTTGGTGCCAGGCAATCGCAGGGAACGGCCACCGTTGGGTATCAATTTTCAACAGCGGCAACAGCTTCCAGGCCATCGCAGGGAACGGCAAGTGTCACATACGCTTTCGCTGTTGATGCGGTAGGTCAAACACCGGCAGAACCGGTACCACAGGGTTCAGCGAGCATCGGCTACAGCTTTGGTGTTTCGGCTGCGGGACAACGAGATTCGCAAGGCTCAGCCAGTATCGGCTACCAAGCGGCCGTTACCGCTGCTGGCCAACATGATTCGCAGGGATCAGCGGCTATCGGCTACCAAGCGGCCGTAACAGCAAGTGGCGCAAGGCAAACTGCTGGTACGCTGGACGTGGGTCATGATTGGTCGGTTTCGGCTGCGGGACAACATGATTCGCAAGGTTCAGCGGCTATCGGCTATGGCTTTGCGGTGGCGGCAACTGGTGAGGCACCACCGGTTGGAGTATCGCGTGGTAGTGCTGACATCGGCTATGAGTTTGGCGTTTCGGCTGCGGGACAACATGATTCGCAAGGATCGGTGGTTGTTGGCTACAGCTTTGGAGTAGCAGCGGCCGGTGGGGCACCGGTTGAGGGAGTCCCGGCCGGGGCTGCGGTCATCGGCTATGAGTTCGCTGTTTCTGTTGTGGGACAGCATGTTTCACAGGGTGCGGCAGTTATCGGGTATGGCTTTGATGTCGAGGCTTTCGGGCCGACATCGGTGATAGTCACACCACGCTCTCGTCGCATCAGGTTTGGGCCAGATGACCGCAGTGTGCGGATTGGCAAGCAGGACAGGACAATTCACATTAACGAGGATGACCGGGCTATAGCGATCGGTCCAGATGACAGGCACATACGATGAAGCGTCCAAAGTGGTTACCTGACACCGGCACTATCATAATGGTCGGTGGGGCAATCGCTTTGGTCGTAATGGTTTTCTACATGGTGTTAGGTCGTAACTGATGACCACCACTGAGAAGCCGAAGATACTTGGCCGAACCGAACCACGGCTCTACACCGGGCCACTACCTGAAAACTGTGATGCCGCAGGCAATCTCAGGCCAGAGCGCACACATGGTTACGCTGCAATAGCTTTCGCCAGAGACATGCTGCACATGGCGCTATTCCCTTGGCAGGAATGGCTTTTGATCCATGCACTAGAGCTTGTTCCCAATCCCGATGGGCCAGGCGACCTTTACCGGTTCCGAACCGTAATCGTCATGGTAGCCAGGCAGAATGGTAAGACCACCGTCGAAATCATTCTGGCACTGTGGCATTTGTACGCATTGGAATCTGGCACGGTTATCGGCACGGCACAGGACTTGGACAACGCAGGCCGGGCATGGAAAGAGGCTGTGGCACTTGCGGAATCAGACGATGAGCTTGCCGAATTGATCGAGGACGTTTACCACGCGCATCCAAAACGGTTGGCACTGAGCAACGGCTGTGAGTACGTGATTGCAGCGGCACACAAGCGCGGTGCCCGTGGTTATCCCGGTTCGCTGATCCTGTTGGATGAGCTTGCGCAGCAACAGAATTGGGATTCGTGGGCAGCGGTTACCAACACCATGAATGCACGGCCGAAAGCTCAGGCTTGGGCATTCAGCAATGCCGGTGATGCTCTCGCTGTCGTGCTGCGGTACCTAAGGGCGTTGTCGCACAAGGAACTTGGCTGGCCTGATGGTGACGATGACAAAGAGCTACTGGAAGAGTCCGGTGCTCTAGACATCTTCGCAGACATGGACGTTGATGAATTGCCCGAAGGTTGGGACGAATTGACTACCGGCTTCTTTGAGTGGTCAGCGGCACCGACTGCCAGGCGTAGCGACATGACCGCACTGGCACAGGCTAATCCGAGCATGAACCACTTCGAGGTCACCGAATTCTGCCCTACCACAAGGCTTTTGCTCGCTCACTTGCGAGAAGACCCACCGGGCGTTTACGACATGGAAGTTCTGTGCCGGTTCGTCGCACTGGCTGAAGGTGGACCGTTCCCCGAAGGGTCGTGGGCCGACACGCTCAATCCTGATGCGATACCGGCCGAAGACGCGCAACGTGTTGTGTGCGTTGAGGTTTCATCAAGGCGAGACCAAACATACATCGCCAAAGCAGCTTTCAGAGAAGACGGTTACGCGATACTTGGAATGTGGCAGGATCGGCCGGGAACCGATTGGGTGCCAGATTTCTTGAAAGACAACATAACTGAGATTGATGCCATCGTGTTTCGCACTGAAGCTGGCTCGCCAGCACTGACGTTGTATGACGATTTGGCCGACGAAGAGAAGACCGACTATGAGATAGTCGAAAAGCTCGTGGAGTGGAAGGGTGCCGATGTTGGAACAGGACATGGAGACATGTTTGATCGGTTGCGGGACAGGACAATTCAGCATCTCCCACACAAGCCCCTCGACATGGCCGCAACGAGTGCTGCGGTGCTGCTTCAACCCACCGGTGGATGGCGGGTCGATATTCGCAACTCCCCAACTGACACAGCACCATTGTTTGCGGCAATGGGCGCTAACTGGGGGTTAGAGAACATTCCTGACCAGGTGAGTATGTATGCCGAGGAAGACGCAGAGGTATTGGTGATCTGATGGAAACCGTTGTCCTGCTGGTGATTCTGGCCGTGCTCGTGTGGAAGTTGTTGATAGCCAATCGATTCGGTCTAGCTCGCAAGCGTTATGCTATCACGCTTAAAGATGGCGAAGGGGAGTTCGTCGGAGACCTCGTTGAAAGGCGATGGGCCAGACTGACTTTCGACAAGTGTATGGTTCCGCCGACCAAACCAAGTGAAGCACCGACCGATGTGCCCGGCCGATTGCGCATCGAGCGAGTGAACATCTCATACCTACAGGAGTTGCCACGTGATAACGGTTAACGGTTACTCGCAATCGCTTGCGGTACAAGCCTTTGCAGAGACATCGCCACAGTTCTCCGAGGCTTTCTTTGCGCCGAAAACCGGTCTGCAACTTGCGCATAACTTCGCGACCTACGGTGTGATGTATTCGGTGCAGCCACATGTGTTCTCGGTCATCGAGAAGATCGCCAATCTTGTTGCCAGGCTTGGGGTTTCGGTGTGGGACGTGCGGAATGAAAAGGGTGATAAAAAAGACTTTAGCAGTCCGTATGCAAAGCTGATGAAGAAGCCGTGCTTCACTGTTGACACGTTCCACTTCTATCATTGGATAGTAACAACTTTCGAGATTTACGGTGAAGCCTATTTGGTGAAGAACCGCAACCAAGACGGAAAGATCGTCAGCTTTATCCCTATGCACCCGACCATGACTCAGGTCAGACGGCACCAAAATGGCGTTCTCCATTACCAATTCATGGGTCTGCCCAACTTGTGGCTACCGGAGTCAGAGGTCGTGCCATTCAGAAGCTACAACCCACACAACACCATGCGGGGCATGAGTCGCCTTGAGCCACTGCGACTTACGTTGATGAATGAAGACCAGGCGCGTCGAGCTACTTCAAACTGGTGGGAGAACATGGGACGGCCGAGCTTCGTGCTCTCGACTCCAAAGAAGCTGGGAGTCCAGGGAAGAGCGAACCTCAAGGCCGGTGTGAAAGCCAGTTCTGGTGGAACCGAAAATGCCGGTGGCGTACTGGTTTTGGAAGATGATGTGACGGCAACCAAGATGCAGTTGGATGCCGAAGAGATGCAATACATTCAGACTCGCAAACTCAATCGCGGTGAAGTTTGCATGGTGTATGACATCAATCCCGAACACATTCAGATCATCGATCAACTCACGTCACGGCCGCAGGCAGGCAACAGTGGAGAGGTTTACAAGACTTCAATTGACTTCCGGCTCAAGGCAATTCAGAGCGTGTTCGACTTCCATGTTGCTTCAGAGTTCAACGGAGACAGAGAGTTTCGGTTCAACGTCAGCCAGCAGCTACGTGGCGACATCGAAACCCTTGCGCCAGCAGCGGTTCAGCTTGTGCAGAGTGCCATCGCGAAACCGGCTGAAGTGCGAGAGTGGTTTGACTTCGATGATGCCGGGACGTTGGCAAACGAGTTGTACGCCAACCAAGCGCTACAACCATTGGGCGCACTGTCGGAAAGCGCGAAAGCTAGTGTGGATCAAGGGAATTCGCAGAGCGAGCCACGCGAACTACCGGCAGCACCCAACGCCACGAATCGTGAATCCCCAAAGGTCACAGGCGATTTGCCCAAACGGGTACCGGCTTTGACCGACAAGGCCAAGAGCTACATGAATGACATCTTCGCCGGTCTGGGCCGGGGCAAGGAGTGGAATGACGTTGCGCACCACCTGATGGAACGAAACCCACTGGATCGCAAGGACATTCAAGTTGCTTGCCTACACATACTAATGGATACTCATGCCTGATGATTCAGAGAGTGATCGCAAGCGCAGGGA